AGGCACAACCATACCTAAAGCAGAACTCAGGTCTTTGAATGTTCGACCACTGCTGCCCAGCGGCGCAGCCGCTGCGGCAGTGGTCGAAGCCAGTCCAAGGTAGGCTGCCGATACTGCCGCCGCTGTGTTTTTGGATGCCCCCAAAGCTACATTGAGATCCAAGATTTGCCGAGTGATGGCTTGAACAGAGGCTTTGGCGGTAGCCGCTTTATCTGAAATTGCGGTAAACGCACTATCGGCTTTATCTTTTGTTTTTTCAAGCCCTTTTTGGAAATCAGAAATATCAGCAAGGATGCGAACACGGATTGGTGGTAGTTCTCTTTCGGCCATCACTCTGTCTCCTGCTTAACACCCAATGCCCGAAGCCAAAGGCTTCGGGAATCCTGATCTTCGTCTTGGTCTGGTTTTTTGAAGTCCAACAAAAAGTCGTTTACGTTTCGAGACACTTTCGCTCCCTGGGAAGCGAAAATGGCCCGTATCGTCGCCGCAGCGTAGTAATCCGATTTGTCGTTGTATGACATGCGTTGTTCAAAATACGCTTGCCATTCATCGAACTCGGATACCGTGGTAAACTGCTTAACCAGCGATACGGGCCATCCAATTTCATGCGCCAGTTTGTACCAAAGGTACTGTTCTGGCGTTAGGGTCAGTTTTTTTCGTCGTCTCCCTTATCTCCCTTGAGCCCGTTGAGATCGCGAGCGATCTCAAACAGAGCCTTCTGGGCCGTATCGGGCCATTCCTGAATCTTGGATTCTGGGATGGGTTTGCCGTCTGCGTCGTAGACGCAGAACGACAGCAAAGTGCTGTACAGTCCCTTGTAGTCTTTCATCCCAATCACTTCACCATTCGCATCGCGAGTAGTTCGTTGGGCTGTCTTGTTGAAGTATTCATCCCGCTGCGCGCCCGTCATTTCCTTGATGGCATACAGAAGCAACTCGCCTTCGGCGAGTTCGAGTTCGACTGGTTGGGACTTACGGAGAACTGAAATTCGTACTGCATCTGACATAATCTTTTCACCCTTCTGCTACAAAAAAAGGCGAACACAAGTGTTCGCCTGGAAACTGACAAGTGTTCTACAACGCTTACGGAGCAAGCGTTGTGGTGGTCGTGGTTGCCGTGGTTCCAGTCGCAAACACTGGTGCGACTTCGACTGGGGTTGCGGCGGTGGACAGGTTACTTGGAATGAGTTCCAAGGTAGCCTGGGGACGCTCGCCTTCTTTGAGGGCATCCGGCGTGAACTTGTTCACGACGGCGTAGAAGCTCAAAGTGGCTCCGTCTGGGAAAGTAATGACAATGTGGCGGTTTTGGCCGAGGATGTTGTGCATCTGGCCGATGACCGCAGGGTCATAGGCCACGACGACCGAGACAGGCCCGAGGGTAATGAGCTTCTTACCGAGGTTGGTTCGATAGCGACTGTTTCGCATCGTGGTCTGATCGATAACGCCGTTGGCATCCAACTCAGGTGGCGTTACTTCGATTTCCTCGAAAAGCGCGGTAATCCCGGTGATCGCAATGAGTGTTTTGAATCCGTCAGGTAGTTTTGGCATCGTCTACTCCGAAATGGTGAGCAGGAATTGTTGTGCGTAATGGTATCGCCGGGTCTGTTGCTCTTGCCCTGCGAATCCTATTGTATTAGATTTGGTTATGACTAGCAATTTTTGACCGCTGGTCAACGGGAAGCCGTAAACGGCTTCCGTCATGTCCGAAATTTGCCTCAGGATTCCGCCTGCGGCGGAATCCACGCCACGAACCCGAACCTCAACGCGAGGATGCTCCTCGCGTTTGCCGGATCGGTGATTCCGGGGTTCGAGTCGGCCTCTGCCGATCTCGTAAACCAGGATGGCGTTGTCTGGCTCGTCGGGGACGTGGTTGACGAAGATCGAATACCCCAGATTGGGGAGGTTCGTCTCTATCACTTCTGCTAATGCTTCTGCACCGGTCATACTCTGGACATCTCCTCGACAATTAGGCCGACCATGATGCTCTGGAACATATCAACCCCGTGTTCCATCCATTTCCATCGGGTTCCTGCGGTTCTGGCCCCCTCAATGTCGTCATGTTGCCTTGCAGCATACTTTTCCGGCTCCTGGGGTTCGTTTCGGTATGACCCATCGGGATTTTGCCGATAGAACGGAAACTCCGGGGTTGCTCCGTACCCAATGATGGTTTCCGTCCGGAAACCATCATTCTCCTGAAACCAAATCCCCGAGGCTCGTAGAGCCCCGGTTTCGTACTTGACGAATACATCGGTACTGTGCAGGAAAGTGTCGGCAGCGTCGGCACTGGCCTGCTTGAAGGCGTGTCCAAGATCCTTGATGTATCTTTGGAGAGCCTTGTCGAGTTCTTTGATGCCTTCTACCTTGACCTTCATCAGCCGCACGCCTCGTACAGAGTCTCGGTGTTGCGGAGATTCGGGGTCATCGACGAGTCGATGACCTCGTACACGTCTGGATTCTGCTTGGGGTTATCCCAGTAGGCGGTGTCGGCCAATGTGCCCAAACGCATCAATCCGCCTACGGGTAGGCGGATCTGCGTGATTGCCTGCACCCGAGACATGACTCGGGTGCTGGTGTTGGAAATCACTTCCTTGAGCATTTCCTCCCATCGGCAGGTGTATTCGACCGGCGAACCCCAAATGGGTTCGCCGGTCTTTTGTGTGCCAACCCTGGGCCAATAGACTAGGGTTTGCTTCTGGCATCTCCTAATAAGTGACATCGGTGTCCCCCGCCTTACCGGCCCAGAACAGATCGAACTTGACCATGCCCTTGACGACCTTGTTATTCCAGACGGCAAGTTTGCCGCTGGAATCAAGCATCATGGCGGTGCTTCCGAAGTGTGTGATGCCAAGTCCGTCTGAAAGACGGACTTGGTACGAGGCTTGGATCGTTTTGACCTGTTCACTTTGGATTCTTGGATCGCTGATAGCGATCAGGTGGGCGGCCAAGTAGCGTTCGACCAGTTCGGCGGTGGAGGCATCCAACGCCGTACCGATGACGTTTGTGACCATCAGCGATGCGCTGTCGATCATCAACTGTGGGTCAGGCACGTTGGTCGAATCGTATTGGATGATCTTATTGACCGCAGCGAGCGTTGTTCTTGCCATTTGATTACCCCACAAGTGAACCGAGTGCTACGGAGTCCCCGGCGTTCGCTGGGACGACGATGTTGTATTTTCGGGAGCTTCCGGTTCGATGGACGAGGTAAGTGGCTCCCTTAACCAAATTGTTGAATTGGACTACCCCTTGGTTGTCGGCGGTCGCCGTCCGAGGAGCATCTTCCATCACCAATCCGGTAGATCCCGCTGGCGGTGACGATGCTTGGATCGTCACCTGCGCGCCCGCCTGAGCAACGCCGTTAAGGTCGTTCACAGTCCAAAAGCCCGTCGTCCGTGGAGCCACGCTCGGCGTGACTCCACCGGTACTCGTCAGCGTGTACGTCTGGGAGACGTTCCCGCTGACTACCAACGAAACAGGAGTGAAGCTAAACCCTGCGGCGGTGATCGCGACGGTAAACGTCGCGTCATCAAGGCTGAACGATGTAACCCCGCTGGCGTTGGTAGCGCCAGCGTAGGTTTCGCCCGCGCGGTACATGCGAACCGTGGCCGCTTCGACGGGGTTGGCCGAGGAATCTCGGACAGTGATCGTAACGATTCTCGCCCCGGTTCCCTGGCCTGTGCCAGTGCCCCAGGCATCGTCTCCGCGATCTCTAATCGCTTCGAGCGAATCGGTCGTCTCGTTGTAACTTGCCCCCGCTGGGGTCAAGTTGATCTCGCCTCGGGTGGTCGCATCGGCAGTCTTGCCTGCCAATACTCCTAGCCATTTGGCTAGCGATGTAATCCCTGCAAACAGGGTTGCGGGGATTCGCGTGACCAGTGCTGTCACGTTGGCCGCCACGGCGGCCAACGCTGCGCTGGTAGCCAAGCCCGACTGGATCGCGGCTACGGAGTGGACGTGGACAGTCGGGATGACGATGAATTTGTCGCCTACGGTCGGAGCAACCGTAAACGGTTCTTCGACCGTGAACACTCCGTTGGTGTTGACATAGCCCAAGATTGGACTGTTCTGCTCGTTGATCGCAGCAGCGGTCAAGAACACCAAAACAGCGTGTTTGAAGGCTCCGGTCGGGTAGTTGACGTTGGAGGAGAAGGTTGTCGAAGTCGGCGTGACCGCTGAGGTCACTGTGCCTTCGACAACCGTATTGCCCTTCTTGATGATGCTGATGTACTTGGCGAGACTGTGGGCTACGTTGTCGTGATCGTCAACGCTTTCCTCTAGGACAGCATCGGCGATAGCCGATGCTGTTGGAATATTGGTGACTGCCGCAGGATTTGAAGGCAGGTTGTCAGTCTTGGCCTTAATGGCCGCAACTTCCGTATCGACGTAGGATGCCAGCGTGTTTAGGAGTGTCGTGATGTTGGAGAAGCTCGCGGCGATGTCGCTGGCATCTGCCGGATCTACCGGCAGATTGTCAGTCTTGGCTTTGATCGCGGCTACCTCGGTATCGATGTAGCCTGTGATGGTGACCAGGGCGGCATTGACGCTAGCGAAGCTGGCGGCAATGTCGCTGGCATCTGCTGGATCGGATGGTAGGTTGTCGGTCTTGGCCTTAATGGCCGCGACCTCTGTGTCGATGTAGCTCGCGATGGTCGCGAGCGTGTTGTTGACGGTCACGAAGCTAGCGGCGATGTCGCTAGCGTCGGCTGGGTCGGTCGGCAGATTATCCGTTTTCGCCTTGATAGCAGCTACCTCGGTATCGACGTAGGAGGCGAGCGTGTCCACGCTCGCCTGGGATGCTCGACTTGTGATGGTAGCGTCGAGCCGTGTGATGCCGAAGGATTCGGCATCAGACGGGTTGCAGGCGGTGAATACAACAGTCTTTTCAACAGGAGAAGCACCAGTCGCAATAAACAGATACGAACCTTCGTCTGCGTTTGTATCCGCTTGCGATAGATTGAATCGATATTGACCGTTGCCAAGCTCGCTCGTCGTTCCTGTAGCTGTCGCTTGCGAACCATTATCGAGGGCTCGATAAGCAGTCACGCTAGCACCGGTCAAGCCTAATCCGGTCGAAGTATTAACCAAAGCGAAGTAAATGTATTGATTCGCGACGTTCTTACGGTACATCAATAAACTCCGCTTCCGATTAAGTGTTGTCGATTAGCCCAATAGCCTTTGAATCCGCCTGCTTGCTCTGTGTATCTTCGTCTGCGTCGCAACGGCATGTTACCGCGCCCGATCTGCCATAGCTGACGCACTTCGCCCGGCGTAAAAGACCGCAGATACAACCTCCAGTCGTCTGCCAAGCCGTCAATATTTCGCTGCAATCCACTCACGCCGCCCAAATTCAGCGCGGTCGTTGATGCTGCAATTGTG